CAAGCACTCTCGTCAAGCCGAGGGTGCTTTTTCATTTAAAAATTGAATGTTAAAGGAGCAAGCAGACATGAGCGAAAAACAAGAAGAAAAAGTATATGATTTATCCTTTTTTATGCCGGGACAAACCGTTGAAGCTGAAGAAGTAAAGGTACCTATCTCAAAGCGTTTTAAAGATAAAGAGGGGAACGTCATTCCTTTTGTGTTCAAAGCCATCACGACAGAGCGCATCGATGAGTTAGAAAAAGAGAACACAACTTATAAAAATGTGAAAGGCCGGGGGCGCGTAAAAGACCTGGACACTCAACGTTTCTATGCCCGAATTGCGGTTGAGTCTACTGTTTACCCGGATTTCCGTTCAAAAGAGTTACGAGAGGCATATAAAACGCCTGATCCAGTAGAAGTCGCCAAGCGCGTGCTGTCTGTCGGCGGTGAATATGCGAACTGGCTCAACAAAGCAATCGAAATCAACGGCTTTGAAGACGACCCAGAAGATTTAGAAGCCGCTGTAAAAAACTAATCAAGGATGGGAATAAGGAGGCCGTGTATTTGTATTACTGCATGCATGAGCTTCATTATTCTCCATCCCAACTATTAGAAGTCTATGAAGCGCCGCGACATTTTAAGGCGTTTTTATTTGGGCTTATCGGTCACAAGCTTGAAGTTTTAGAGAAAGAGGCAAAGAAGGGAGGTAAATAGATTATGGCTAAATTAACTGCACGCTTTGATCTGCAGGATCGCATGACCTCCCGTCTACGTGCGATTCGGGGTGAGATGGTTCGTATTGATAGACTAAGACAAAGGACTGAACAGCGTCCTTTTGTCATTCGGGTAAGAGATAAGGCCAGCCAAACATTGAGAAGAATTCATATGTTCATCCTGCGGGATATTGGCAAGTCTCATCAGCTTGTCCTTTCTGTGAAAGATTTGGCTACCCGATCCATGCAAAAGATGAATCGGTTTATCGCACGACGGATGCCGCGTACCCATGAAATCATGATGAAAGTGGTAGACCGGGCAACACCACAGATTCAGCGCCTGAGGCGTTATTTGAATCATCACTTATCTGGTCCTCGCAGAATCTTTATTGAGGCAAAGGATCGGGCGACGGCCGTCATTCGCCGTATTTCCAGGTATGCCAAAGATCAGCTGGGAAGAGGCTACAATGTTACAGTTCGTGCAGTAGACATGGTGACGAAAACCGTGAATCGTATCGTCTCAAGTGCCAGGCGTGAAATTCCGGAATACTACAAATCAAGTATTCAAGCAATTGATCGGTTTACAGCACCTGCCCGTCGGGTTACGTCTTTTGCGAACCAACACTTGAACCGGACATGGACCGCCACTGTCAAAGTGTTAGACCTTGCAACTAAGCCTTTGAAGGCGATCGCTTCCGCGGCAACTTCAACACTCGGAATTCTCGGTGTAGGAGCCGGGGCGACCGGGGGAATTGTCGTTCCTTTAAAGATGGTTGCCGACCGTCAAAATATGACCACTGCATTTGAAACACTACTCGGAAGCCGGGCTAAAGCTGATCAAAGACTGGACGAATTAACAACGTTCGCTGGTCAAACTCCATTTACCCGGGATGAAATTTTTGAATCAAGCCGGGTGCTGCAGGTCTTTACAGGAAACGCCCTTTCTACTGCTGAAGGGATGAAACTTGTCGGGGACGTGGCTGCAGGTGTGCAGCGGCCATTCTCGGAAGTCGCTCTTTGGATGGGACGCCTCTATGATGGGATCAAGTCTGGCCGTCCGATCGGGGACGCGACGGCAGCCCTGCAAGAAATGGGGGCGATCTCAGGTGAAGCCCGCGGCAAACTTGAGAAATTAGCAGAGAGCGGACAGGACATTTCTAAAACTTGGCCACAGGTCACAAAAGAATTCAGCAAATACAATGACATGATGGTCAAGATGTCTGACAACCTCGCAAACTTATTTTTAGGGGTTAAGTCCTTTATCAATAACTCCATTCTCATGCCATGGGGAAAAGGGCTGGCAGAGGCGTTTCAGCCGGCTCTTGAAGCGTTTAGAGAATGGCGAGGGGAATACTCTTTTGTACTGACAGACCTTACAAATAAAGCTCAGAAGGCAGGGAAGGCCTTTGCAGAAAGCTTCTTGAATCCGACGAAAAATGTGTTTGGCTTCATCGGTGAACAGTTTAAAATCCTTTTTCCAGGAGAACTTACGAAAAAACAAAAGAAAGAGCTGGAGCTTAAATTCAAAGAAGATCCTAAGCTGAAAAAACGGTTTGATCAGCTGCAGAAATACAGGGATATGGATTTTGAAACCCGCTGGCATATTGTTCTCGACAATACGAAGGATGTTTTCGGAGAATGGTGGAAAAAGACGGGAGAACCCGGCTTAATTAAAATGGCAGGCAATCTCGGCAGCACTTACGGCGGCATCATTAATGGAGTTATCAATGGTTTGCTCGGAATTGATGATAAATCATCCGAAAATGGATTCGTCAATGCTGGAACAAAAGCCGGCCGGACATTTGTTGTCAGCTTTGTGGATGCTTTAGATCCGGTTGAGTTGTCGATGCGCATTGCGAAAAAGCTCGCTAAATTAAATTGGGATGCGGTTACCGGTCAAGGATCTGTTGGTGGTGCCCTTCTTGCTGATGCGTTCGCTTTAGCCTTTATCGGTAAGGTGGGACGTCTTCTCAAGCCTGTTGGGAAGCTTGTTTCTGGTGTTTTCGCAGGCTACAAGTGGCTAAAAAACAAACCAGGTTCTAGTGGAAGAACAGGAGGCCTTCTCATCCCAGGTGGTAAGAATAAAAGAGCTGGCGGAGGCCGTCGAGGACCGGAATATCGCAACCCTTGGTTTGGTCAAGGTGAAAGGGTTTCTCCGTCAAATCCAAATCAAACGAGAGGCGGCGGGTTCTGGAGCAAAGCAGGAAAAGGGGCCAAGTCAGTCGGTAAACGCGTTCCGATCTTAGGAACCGCGCTTGCTGCAACCGAACTCATTGGCATGAATAAAGACAATGCTGGTGAAAAATTAGGCGGATTTGGTGGCGGCTTGGGAGGTTCAGCTGCAGGAGCAAGTGCAGGGGCTGCCGTCGGAACCTTAATTGCACCAGGAGTCGGAACCGCAGTCGGTGGTGTTATTGGTGGCGTCGCCGGCGGCATCGGCGGTTCAGACTTTGGACAATCCATTGGAAAGTGGATTGATGATGGCGGCATCATGAAAACATGGGATACTATTGTGAAAAAATCGTCAGAAGCTTGGAGCAACATTCAAAAGACATGGGAAAAGGTATCTGATTGGTTTCAAGAAAATGTATCTGATCCTGTCTCTAAAACGTTTGATGATGCACTCACTTGGATTAAGAACACTTGGTCAACCGTCACAACGTGGTTCGAAGAAAATGTTTGGGAGCCTTTTCTGAAGCCTGTTGTCGATTTTGCCATTCAAGTGTGGGATTGGTTTAAACAGGCGTGGGTGTGGATACAGGATACATGGAAAACCGTAAAGACATGGTTTCAAGATAACGTTTGGACGCCTATATACAATATTGGAGTAAGAATTATAAACAATGTCGTAGGCTTCTTTGCGGTAGCCTGGTATACCATTCAGTTGGTATGGGGAATTGCTTCATCATGGTTCATGGAATATGTTTGGGATCCAATATTGTCCCATGTAGTTCAGTTCGCAATAGATGTGTGGAACTGGCTTGTTCAGGCTTGGAACTGGATTTCTGAAACATGGGAAACCGTCTCGACCTGGTTTGTCGAAAATGTTTGGGATCCAATATTGTCCCACGTTGTCCAATTTGCGTTAGATGTGTGGGATTGGTTTGTCAAAGCATGGAACTGGATTTCCGAAACATGGGAGACTGTTTCAACTTGGTTCGTTGAAAATGTCTGGGATCCAATTTTGGAGCCTGCGATTCAGACCGCAACAGATATCTGGAATGGGCTTGTCCAAGCATGGAATTGGATCAAGGAAACATGGGACACTGTTTCGAAATGGTTCACTGAGAACGTCTGGGATCCGATCATTAAAAATCTTATTATAGCAGCTATCCAAATTTACGGTCACTTTATGATGGCAAAAAATAAAGTGATCAAATACTGGACCGATATTTCTGATTGGTTTAATGAACATGTAAAAGATCCAATTGTTGGGGTAGCCAATGATATTTCTAAAGCGTTTGAAAAAGCGTTTGGCTGGGTCGGAAAAGTCTGGGATAAGGCAAAGGATTTTGGTGGCGGTATAAAACAAGGCTGGGACGATCTATGGCAGGGTAAAAATAAAACTACCTTTGAAGAAATCGGTGAAGAGAAAACTGGTTTGAAGCTGAAAGAGAAAAATGCCACAGGCGGCTACATCACCAAACCAACCATTTCATGGATCGGCGAAGCCGGTAATGAATTTGTTATCCCAACTCAAAACAACCGAGGCCGCGGAAAGATGCTTCTCTCACAAGCGGCAACTCAACTCGGTATGCGGGTTGTTGATGATATCGGTTCTGCTTCTACGAATGCCGGAACTGTTGCACCTATTTCGAGCGCTGTTTCCTATTCTGCTTCTGTATCGCCATCAATAAATGCGGGAAACATGACGAATCAAGCATCGTCTTTTGGTCAGCAATTTACAGAAGGGTTTGACGAAGGACTCAATTCAAACGTTGTGTCTATAGAAGACTGGAAGAAGAAAAACATTCAAACGCCTTTTAATAACCTGGTGACAATCTCCCCATCCTTCGGGAAAAATGTTGTAGCCGGATATGCTTCAGGGCAGAATGCAACAGCTACCGGAACAGATGGATTCCTGCAGTCAAAAGTGAAGACGCCATTTCAAAACACCGTGAATACGGCTTCTTCCTGGGGTGTGAATACGGTCAGAGGATTTGCGGCTGGTCAGAATGCTACGCCTACAGGTACAAACCAATATGTCAGCACCCATATCAATAAGCCGTTTCTTGATTCGAAACAGTCATCAAGAAACTGGGGATCTGGCATGATTAGTAATTTTGTATCCGGCATGAATTCAAAAGAGAATGAAGTAAAAGAAGCTGCCAAGGAATTGGCCAAGAAAGTGGAACAAGCTTTCCGCGATGAGTTAGATATTCACTCCCCATCCCGAGTCATGATGAGTCTCGGGCGTTTTGCGTCTGTTGGTATCGTGAAAGGTTTAAGCTCAGTCGATGTGAAGAGCTTCGCTGAAAAACAAGCCGGCTCTCTTGCTGGAGCTTTTGCAGGAATGGGGGCAGTCGGCGGCAACATAAAAGACTGGCTGCAGAAGGCTCTTATGATCACAGGCACGTCGATGAATTGGCTTGGACCTCTATCTCAAATGGCCATGCATGAATCAGGCGGGAACCCGCGGGCCATTAACCTGTGGGACAGCAACGCGAAACGCGGCACGCCATCAAAAGGGTTAATGCAAACCATTGATCCAACCTTTAATGCCTATAAGATGAAAGGGTTAAATGATATTTGGAACCCGATTCATAATGCGGTGGCTGCTATCAATTACATCAAAGCTCGGTACGGTTCTGTTTTTAATACACCTGGAATGAGAAGCAAGCGAAATGGCGGCGGTTATAAGGGTTACGCGAACGGCGGGTTAATCACAAATGAACAAATTGCTCGTGTCGGTGAAGGGGGAAAACGGGAATGGATTATTCCAGAAGAGCGCGGTATCCGCGGTCGTTATCTCCTTTCTCAGGCAGCGCAGGCACTTGGTCTTGATGTGGTCGATCCATCGTCTCAACAATCTGGCATGTCATCTGATCAAGTGGATATTGCCACATCTGGCCAAACTGGGGCTGCCACGGTCGTCTCGTCTGGAACCAAAGAAATCAACATCCATTTTAACGGCGATCAGCATTTCCACAATGATCAAGATGTGGAACGCTTAATTGATAAAATCAAACAGGCCTTAGTTGATGAGTTAGAAGAAGACATTAACATTGGAACGAAGGGAAGTGTAGCTTTTGACTAAATCTGTTTATGAATTTTGGCTATCCCAGGGGAAGGAAAAGCTGCGCTTCCCCGTGCTTCCTGAAAAAATAGACGTAACCAACAACACGGCAAATGAAACCGTTCAAGTGGCCAAATTTGGCGAGCTCACATTCATCAACGATCCGAATGCCAAAACCATTTCGTTTTCCTCTTATTTTCCGAAGAAGTATTCCCCTTTGGCTGAATATAAGGGATTCCCTTCACCGGAAAATGCAATTGCCACGATCGAACGGTGGATGAAAAATAAAAAGCCGGTTCGTTTTCTCGTTACCGGAACAAAGATCAATTTAAACTGCAGCATCGATGCCTTTACTCATCATGAAGGCCAAAAAGACATTGGGGATCGTGATTTCGATATCACCTTAAAGGAATATAAAACAGCGTCTCCGCGAAAGATCAAACAAAAAAAGAAGACGAAAAAGAAACGGCCGTCAAAGGCGGCACCGAAAGTATACACCGTAAAAAAGGGGGATACCCTCTGGCATATTGCTGGCCGATTTTATGGAAACAGTCTGCAGTGGCGAAAAATCTGGAATGCGAATAAAACAGCGATGATCAAGCGGAGTAAACGAAACATAAGGCAGCCTGGTCATTGGATTTTTCCCGGCCAGAAACTAAAGATACCTCAATGAAAACAGGTGGGGTGAACGAATATGATTGAACTATTCGTAGTAAAAGAAACGGAATGGCGGGAGCTGGTGACAGAAAGTGTTTCCCTTGAGGGGCAGCGATACCAGGCTCCCCGCTCTATTCAAGCGACGATCGTGGTCAAACAGGGCGATCAAAAATATTACAGTGTCCAGGAAGGCGACACGGTTTTATTCAAGTGGAAAGGCAAAGAGCTGTTCCGCGGAATTGTGTTTTCCAGGATACCCGATGAGCATACGTTGGTGTTCACTGCTTATGATATGCTGCAGTATCTTGTGAAAAATAAAGATGTCTATGTTTTTTCAAACAAGCGGGCGGATCAAATTGTCCACCGGATCGCCAACGATTTTCAAATCCCAAAGACATCGATCGCCAATACAGGGTATACAATTAAATCCCTTGTCATTAAAGATGATACATCGCTTTATGACATCATTTTGAAGGCCCTAAAAGAGACCAAAAAGCAAACGGGGAAAAACTTTCAGCTCTACTCATCCAAAGGGAAGCTTGGTTTGCGGGCATGGCCGGACCCATCGGAAATTTGGGTATTAGAAACCGGCGTCAACATTATGGACTATCAGTACAGTACATCTATAAATGATACGGCGACACGCGTTAAAATGCGCCGACAGAAAGACAACAAAACTTATACGGCCGCTGCAAGCGACAGCACCGGCATAAAAAAATATGGTGTTTTGCAGTATGTTGAAACAGTATCGGATAACATCAACCCGGCGCAGCTTCAAGAGCGGGCCAAAGTTAGACAGTCACAGAAAAAGGGTGTTAAAAAGGAGTTGAAAAGCATTCAGGCGCTGGGGATTCCGGATCTTCAAAGCGGCATGCCGGTGTACATCTCGATACCGGACGTCGGCATTAAACAAAAGTATTGGGTCGATACAGACAAGCATGAATTTAAGGGTTCAAAACACACGATGACGATCGATGTTGTCCCTAAAAACCATATGCCAAGTGGAGCGTCGGCATCATGAGATTAAGTGATGCCATAAAGAAATTGGCTCTCGGAGCCGTGAATGCAGAATCTCCTGTCGATGTGATGCCCGCGGAAATCGTATCGGCCTCACCTCTCAGCATTAAAATTCGAGACAATGACAAATTGGTGATTCCCTCTGATTTGTTGGTTGTGGCTGAACATTTAAGGGAACATACAAGGGAAATAGAGCTTGACGGAGAGAAAAAAAACATCCGTTTATACAATCAATTGAATACAGGCGACCACGTAATGATTGCAGCCATGTCGGGCGGGCAATCTTTTTTTGTGATCGATAAGATATAGGAGGTGTCCGACATGGCGCTTTCCCCAGAGGTGGAATTTGAAGATATCGAGGATGACAGTGATGTCATTGAGACTTCAAAAACATACAAAATTGATTTTGATTCCGGCCGAATAACGAATGAAATCATATCAGGGCTGGATGCCATAAAACAAATGGTCTATATGGCTCTTCGAACGGAACGTTATGGTTATCCGATCTATAGTCATGATATCGGAAATGAACTGCAGGAGGTTCTTTCTGACAATGAAACGACCGATGCTTATAAGGAAATGGAGATCCCGCGACTGATCGAGGAGGCTCTGATTTTTGATGAAAGGATCACGGCCGTCAAAGATTTTGAAATTCATAAAATAGAGGACGCCTTTCATGTATCATTTACGGTTGAAACGGATGAAGGAATCTTGGAGATCGAGGAGGTGATTGGCGAAGATGTTTGAAGATCAGACGTTTGATGAGATTATGGAGCGTATGCTTGATCGTGTCCCAGCTGACATTGATAAACGGGAAAACAGTGTGATTTGGAATGCGCTGGCGCCAGCGGCTGCAGAACTCGCTCAATCCTATATCTGGCTGGACACGGTGTTGGAATTGGTCTTCGCCGACACTGCCCAAGGTGAATTTTTAGACAGGCGGGCCGCTGAAGCCGGTTTGGAAAGGCAGCCAGCAACAAAAGCGGTTAGGGCCGCAAAATTTACAAAAGGCATTAACATTCCCGTAGGCTCTCGCTTCTTTATTGACAATCTGTATTTCAAATATACGAGGGATGGTTATTTGGAATGTGAAACCGCCGGAGAAGCCGGAAACGCAAATTTAGACGGGCGTCCTCTCCTTTCTCTCGATACAATTCCAGGACTTGATTCAGCCGTTATGGGGAAACTCCTGGTTCCAGGCAAGGAAGAGGAAACAGACGAAGAATTGTATGCGCGGTATTCCGTCCGGGTCCGGCGGGAAGCCGTAAGCGCAAATAAAATGCATTATAAGCAATGGGCGGAAGAGGTAGACGGAGTTGGCCGGGCGAAGGTATTTCCACTTTGGGATGGAGACGGAACGGTTAAAATCGTGATTACGAATGCCAAAATGGAACCTGCATCAGATACCTTAGTCGATAAGGTAAAAGACTATATTGATCCTGAACCAGGTAAAGGGGAGGGACAGGCCCCAATTGGGGCGACAGTCACCGTAGAAAGTGCAGTATATAAAAAAGTTGATATAGAAGTCACCGTTGTTCCCGAATCTGATTACTCAATTGAGGATGTTCAAAAAGAAATCGAGGATAAAGTGAAAAGCTTTTTTAAAGAAATTGCATTTACAGAAAGCATTGTCCGACTTTCCAAAATCAATAACATTGTGTTTAACGCGGACTCTGTCAGCGATTATGCTGATGTGAAAATCAACGGGGATACGAAAAACTTGGAGCTGAAGGATGAAGACATACCAAAGCTTGGGACGGTGAAGATCCATGAACAAGATTGAAGAAATGGAGAACTATTTGCCGCCGTTCCTCACAAAAGTCAGAGAAATGAGCGAAATTCTACAAGCGGAGGCTCCGGAGTTTGAGCAGCAGAACAATGATATTTTTGATCTAACAGATCAGCTGTTCATTACAACAGCGACATGGGGCCTTGATCGGTGGGAAGCTCTATTAAATGTGGCCAGAGAATCTGGAGATTCTATAGAGATAAGGCGATTACGGCTGATTTCGAAGACATCAAATATTCCGCCGGCTACTTATCAGGCTATCGAACAAGCTTTAAACCGATTTTTAAAGAATCCTTCGGCTCAAGTTCGGCTGCTTCCGAAAGAGTACCGCTTTAATGTAGATATCAATATTGATGATCTGCAGAATGTCAGAGAGCTCATTGAAACACTTGAAAATATAAAGCCGGCTCACCTCGCATATACATTTCGTCCGGGCTTTAATGAACAGCTGAAGATTAAGGATACGTTCATCATGAATCATCGAAGGTATCGAAAAATAAAGGAGCTCCGGGTCGGCTATTCTGTCACACTTGATAATAATGAGGTGGTATTAACATGATTACAAAACACTACAGGGAGTGCGTGGCGGCCGATCTAAAAAACAGGATCCAAAAGGTATTGTTGAATGGGAAAGAAACTGAGATTGCCGACATCACGATCAATGGCACGACTGTCACTGTACTGACTAAACGCGAGGAAGATGTCAGTCACATTGAAAGTGTCCAAATCATTGATGATCAAGACCATGTGATAACAGAACGAAGTCCCGACCTGGATGTCAGTACCAACCGCACGCTCGATTTTCGCTTTACATTTGAGGTGGTGAAATAAATGACATACAAAGCAAAAACGGATTGGCTCCCGGATGACCTGATAAACGAAGATGACGTGAATCGTTGGGAAAAAGGGATAAAAGATGCACACCAAGATTTAGCTACTCATAAAAATGACCTGAATAATCCACATGGCACGACAAAAGCTCAAATTGGACTTGGAAATGTAGAGAATGTGCAGCAAGCTTCAAAAGCTGAATTTAATCGGCATGTTGATGATGAAACGGTCCATATTACAGCAGATGAAAGAGCAGAATGGAATGCCAAGGAAACCCCAGATGCTGCCCAGGAAAAAGCGGATCGCGCTGAAGAAAATGCGAAAACATACGCAGATCAAACGTTCACCAATGAGAAATTGACTGTTTTACCAGATTCAGAGGCAATTCAAGATGCCCGGACTGCAGGAAGTGAATATCCTCTCGGCATTACACTAATGGATATTGGCCAGGGCAATAAAACTGGTTATCCACTCAGCTATGGATTTGTGAAAAACGAAAAGCGTTCGAACTATCGTTTTACTCAATACTTTTATGGGACCGCAAATGAAACCGGTGATTATTACTATAATACGGGGACATGGATTCGGCACTGGTGGAATGAGTCTGGCTGGACCCAATGGGAAAAAATATCTGGTTTTGCCCATGCGAACATAGGGACAACGGGCAGACAAGCTTTGATAAGAGGGGAACTCCAGAAAATCAAATTCAACCGAATTATCAAAGACAGCCATAAATTGTTTGATACGAAAAACAACAGATTTAAGGCCAGTCATTCCGGTATGTACCTGGTAGGCGCAAGTCTGTATATTGAAAACTCACTCCAATATTCAAACTTTGAGCTTTATGTTTACAAGAACGGAGCTAAATATAAATTGATGAATCGCTTCATCATTCCATCTCCAAAAGATAACAGCGATTCAACAGAATTTCACGCGACGGTGACAGGCACAGTAAACGTTCCACTTGATGAAGGAGATTATATCGAGATTTACGTGTATGCGGGTTATTCCGGATCCAAGACCCGTTATATCATGGACAGCAATGGGGTTCTTAATTATTTCGATATTTTGGAATTAGGCGGTCGGAATTACCGAAACATTTAGGAGGCGAGCTTATGATCTTATATGATGCCATCATGTACAAGTATCCTGATGCCATTCCCAAAAAGGATTTTGTCTTGAGAAACGATGGGAATGGGTCTTATATTGAAGAATGGAATTTAAGGACGCCTATTCCGTCGGAAGAGGAGTTGCAGTTGTGGTGGGAAGAATCAAAAAAGAGTCAGCTCTATACGCCGCCAAGCCTAACAGAGTCCCTTGGCCGCCAGCTGACAGAGGAGAGACTGGCACGAAAAGCTCTTGAGGAGTCATACAAACTTATGGGGCAGGAACTGGCAAAGCTTAAGATTCAATCGCTTCAATTGAAAGGGGAGGAGCAGCAATGAACTTTTGGGTATTGGCACTTTACTATAATTGGGCCACAACAGACATGGTGAAACAAGCACTCTATTATAAAGACTGTACCTCAGAAGACTTCAAAGATGGGGTAGATAAAAGGCTTGTGTCTCCTGAGCAGTACAAAGAAATCTTTAATGAAGAATACCCGCCGGAAGCCGTCATATAGGCTTTTTTATTTTGCCTTTTAGGGGGTGATCTATGGGCGCGTGCTTCATCCGTTCGATTAGCCAGATTAAAGAGATATACAAAAACAGAGGAGGATGAACATTGGCTAAATACAATTTTTTGTTTCCGTTGGATGCTGATTCAAGACCAGGTGCGGTGAAACCATTTCGGGAGGGGGATACGGATTTTACAGTTCCTAATATGGATGTCAGCGGCGGTGCAGAGCTGCTTACCA